CTACAACAAGTGTCATCTCCGAGGGAGCGCCATTTATGTAGCGGAAAGGCAGCCTTTCTATCGGCTGATGCGGGCATAAAAAAAGCCCGACTGATTTCGAGCGGATAACCGACGCTCAGGCGGCGATGACTAACATCGTTGTAGGTAAGCGCTGCAAAGTAAATTCTAAATTTTAGAATGACCAAATATTTAAGCGAGAAAAATCCGAAAATATGTTGTATAACATAAAAAATCGGCAAGAATTCCGTGAAATTCCGCCGATTTTCCGCGAGTTTTCCGCGAAAACTATAGATTAAGCAGATTTAAACCTGCTTAGTTTTATCGATGGGAGGTATAAAGCCGCGCACGCGCTCTTCGTTCCTAAAGGCCGACGAAATGAACAGGCAAGCCTCCATCATCTCGGGTTCCTCTATATCATTGGCAAAGCTGTTGTCCCAGACAAGGCACTCAGCGGCGCAAAACTGCTCGAGCACATAAGCGACCGCCCGGCTATGCTTGCGGTCAACATACCCGATGAATTTACGATCGCTATACACGCGCACAGCATACTCATCATAGGCATTATCCGGCTCCGCCTTCAATTTCAACTCATTGCCAGGAGTCAAACAAATATATTCCTCCTGAGCCGCTTCACTTCGATAAGAGCCACCTTTAACCTCAAATTTAATTCGCCATAAAGAAGTCAATCCATCCTGCTCCACAATCTTATCGCGAATCGCCTCATACTCCTTTTGGCGATCATACGACGATTGAGGAACCTCAGCTGTATCAACCAGCTCTCGAGCTAGTTGTTGGGCCGATGTAGTATCGGCATCTTCACTTTTCGCACTAACACCTGATGACGGCATTGACCTCCTGGTGTTCTTATCGCTCGTCGCGTTATACGCCAAAGCAATAATCACGGCAACAGCCAGAATAATAAAAAAGGCTAATAACATAATCCTACAATTTAATAAAGTTTCACCCCGCAAAGATAATAAAAAATCCCACAGGAGGTCAACCCTGTGGGATTTATCAAGCGAAGCGGGGTTCTACAGCTGCTTGTAGATGTTGATGAAGTCAATCGACGTGCAGCCAGACAGCCGCTCTGCCATCTCTGATGCCTCGGTGAAGTTGTGGGCTTCGACCTCGAAGCGCTCAACGTCGCCGTCAAGAGAGGTCACCTCAATGAGAAAGGTATTGAGCGCGTGAGAGCGGCGACCTTTAAAAGCGCTGGAGCCAGCCGCGTTGGCGGGCGAACAAAGGAATGATGTGTTGATAGGATGTGTCATAATAAAAAATGATTAAATGGTGAATAAAAGCATTGATCACGTTGTCGCGTTTGACCTTTGCCGCCAATCAAGCGCCGCTCAACCAGCAAGGTTTATGGCCCTGAATACTACCCGCACGGGTGGAGATTCTGAGCCATAACGAAGCCTGACCTTGCAGCCCATGGAGCGGCACTACCTTTGCGGCGAAAGTCAGCAGCGACAATCAATGCCCACCATCTAATCATTTCATGGCACCAGACTATCGTCATCATTCCACGGCCGCCAACCGGTGGCCACAGCCTACATATAACCCGCAAAGCGGAAGCAGCCGGAACGGCTGCCGTGGCGATGTCGATGTTGAGCGACGGCAAGCGAAAGGAGGCGAAGCGGTGAGACCTGGAGCCCATGCAGAACAGGACACATGCGGCCGAGTGCAACGAGAGTGACGGGGTGGTACGGAGGGGAAGGAACGGCGAGCCAGCGAGGAAAGAGACTGAGCAACGTGCCACCCGGTCACGTGCCCCACGTGCCCGTCGCGAAGCATGATAGGCTCGAGGTTGTGAGCGAAGCCGACAAGCGCAGCCATCGCCAACAGCGACATCGGGGCGTGGGGTTGGGCACAAAAAAAAGTGAGCGGGCATCACTGCTGACTCACTGTATTGTGTAAACTTTATTAAAATAGTCTTTAATTATGCTCAATGCGAAAACACTGCAAAGGTAACATATATTTTTGGTTTACCAAATATATTTTGATGGTCAAGTATAAAAAATGCCCCTGGATGGTAGGGGCAAGTTAATCAGTCTTTCTTGGCTTCACCCGTCTGGGTGATGGCAAGGAAGATACCAGCCACCACGACAGCGCCCATGCTCTCGAGGTGTTCAACCATGTTAGCGAAGCTGCTGCCCTTGGTGATCACGTCATCGAAGATGACCACCTTGCGGCCATTGAAGAACTTCGCATCGAATTTGAGGACCGACACCTTGGAGATAGACTTGCACACCTTGTGCTCGTGCAGAGCCAGGCGGTCACCCTCGACCTTGATGTGCTTGTAGGCGTTAGCCATCTTGGTCGCCTTGCAGACCTCACCCGCGAACTGCTCGTAGCGCATGCAGGTTCTCTCCTGGGTGCTTGCAGGGATGCAGACCAGGGTATAGCCTTCGAGACCGGGCAGGTTCTCATCGAGCGTCCTGCTGACCCACTGGGCGACCTCGCTAGAGGTGTTCACGTCGCCGTCCTTGAATTTCCAAACCTTCTTGCGGATGCCCCAGGCTTGTCCTGTAGCCTGCACCGAGGTAGGGATGTAGGTGTAACGTGCTGCCATGAAAATGTTGTCGTTGTTGACAAAAGCTGAAGTGTTGTTGATGCGTACCATAATAAAGAATGTTTTAGTGAGTTAATATTTTTTATTGACACTGCTTTGTGGCGAGCGATGTTAGTGACTTCCAGCAAGGGTTGTCAGGACAATTACTACCCCATCCGGGGCTGGAGAATTGTCTTGAACAACTCGACATGGCCCTTGCCTGTCACGTGTCGCCGCAACTTTGCGGTGGCTAATAAAAAATGACTCACTGGACATTCATGGTACGCATCACCCTCACGGCAGCCACAACGGCACCCATCACCAGGCAGCGGCATCCCTTCCCGTTGCGGGCAACCACGGGCATCCCATCAGCAAAAGAAATTCATAGGCGACATAGCACAAGCCCAATGGGCCAGAGCCGATGGCAACCAGCCCGTTGAAGCACCCTAGTCTGCAGCCCACAGGAGAGAGCCAGTGCCACGGCAATGAGCGGGTGACCACCGCTGATGAGCGACCAAGCAACACATCAATACGGGGTGAGCGCGAGAGGGGAGCAAGTCCCAAGGTGCCCGTCCTCATGTTCTGAACAGTCCGCATGGTGCCACCAAGGGCACACCACATCACACCGAGAGCCTGGGCCAAGTGGTGGCTATCCTTTCAAGTACTTGAAGAAATGGAAACAACTGGAAAGATTAACGCCTACCATATAGACAAAAAAAAATGACGCGACCATCACTGGCGGCGCCATCACATTCAATTAATTTAAAACCCAAAAATTACAACCAAAACTACCTTGATGGGAAATTTTCCCATGATTTCCTCACCACGAGCTGGTGACACCCATTGAGAAGGCCACCTTGGGAAAGCGCTCACAGCCGATGCACAGCGTGTCGAAGGCGTCGCTGCCGTCGGTGCGGGCTTCCAGTTTATCCTCCTCGGTCTCGGCCAGCTTCTCGCCGCGCTTATCTTTGCCGCCATTATACACACCAGCTGTCTGTATCGACACCAGCAAGTCCTCGTTGTTCTCACGGTTGATCATCACCTTGAGCTTTGACTTGCCCGCCAGCATGCGATTGATGAGCAGCTGCTTCTCGATGTGGCGCATGGGCTTGCCGATGTACACCTCATTCACGCGCCAGCCCTTGCTACGGAAGGCGTCCTTGATGACCCACCTGAAGTCCTCATCATTCACGGCATAGTTGCTGCCCAGCGCCGTACTGTCATAGTAGAAAACGACCTCCTTGCGTTTGTGGTGACGGTAGTAGAGGCAGAAGTCACTCACCAGCTCAGGCAACTTGCGCTCGAACTTCACAAAGAATGACTTCAGCACCAACAATTGACTCTTGCGAGGCTGCCCGGCAACGAGCCAGTTGATGTTGCTGTTGTAGTCAAACGCAATGGCGATGGGCTGGTTGGTGTCCACGTCACTGTCGGCCAGCGAGCACGGTTCCTTGATTTTGTCAAACTGGTACTCCAGGTCATCCAGGTAACTGAAGTTGGCAGCACTGTACTTGTTGCCCTCGGTCATCGAGTTGTAGAAGCCGTCACGGGCGATGCCGATGCGCTTGCACAGTACCGACGTCTGGAACGTCAACGGCGGCAGGTCACGCTTCAGCTGGTTGATGAACGCCTCACCCAGCACCTGCATATTGTAGATGGTGGAGGCTTCACGGTAGTAGGTCGCCACCGAGCGCATCCGGCACAGGTCACGGTGCAGCGTGCTGATCTTGGAGCGGATGGAGCGGGATGGCTCTTTTCCTGTAGCCACCAGCTCACGGATATGCTTCTCATAGCGCCAGATCTCATAGACCGTGCCCTGGATGAGTTGTATCAGTTCCTTGTCGCACTTCTTTTCATAGTCCAGGAACCAGGAGCCCTTCTTGGTCACCGGCATGTCGCTCGTGATGAGCATGCCATGGTGGAAGTAGTGCTTGCCGAAGTACTGACGGTTGCCACGGTTGGCGGGCAGCGTCTCATCCTTGAGCTGTTCAAAGTTGATGAACTTCGCCTCATCGATGTCAAGTGCGTCATAGGATTGTGAGTTTGACGTGCCGGCACGATCCTGAGAGATGATGAAGCCGATGCTTCCGTTGTAGAAGCTCAACACATTCTCGTAGTTCTCCGGCTTGAAGATAGGCTCAGGCCAACCCCACGCCTTCGGCGGCTTGATGCCAATGCACCAATGGATGTTCCGCTTGTAGCCCAGTGTCTCCCAGTGCGTCAGCATCGACGGCAGCGTGTTGGTCAGCGCACGCTTACAGTTGGGCGAGACTATGCCTGTGATGGAGCCAGGCATGCGCTGCATGTTCCTGAGGTTCCACATCGCATGGATGACACCCTTACCCAGGGCACGCCCGGCACAGAGGACGGTATCCTTTGCCCCGGTGTAAATCACCTCCTGTTGGATGTCATTCATGTAGAACGGCTTCGGTTCAATCGGCTTCATCGTCATCAGGTTTTTGAGGGTGGAACAGTTCGTCAGCATTGAAGTCAACCGGTTCAAACTCGACATCCTCCACTTCCTCGCTCCAGTAGGACTGGATTTTCTTTTGGATACGCTCGCGGATGTTCGGCACCGGCTTGAATCCCGCCACGCTCGGGTCATCCGTCGGCTTGAACGGCTGTGGAATAATCTTATCGAAGCCACGGTCGATAAGGTCTTCCTTGTCCAGCTGGGTGTATTTGGCATACTTGTCGGCAGCCGCCACCATGCTCTTGGCGTCCTTGTTGACCTTGGCCATGTTGTAGGACTCCTCAATCATCTGCAGGAACTTGAAGCGGTGATACTCCTTGGTCGTCTTGTGCATCTCGCCCATGATGGCCTTGATGATGCGGATGTCCTGGTAGGCCTGTGTGCGCTGCACCCCATGCTCACGCATGATGCGGTCGGCGATGTCACGGTCACGCGTCAGCGGCCACTGCAGCCAGTAGGTATAGACCTCACGCAGCCGCAGCAGCCGCTGTTGCATCGCAGCCGGCACATGTGCCTGTTGCATCTGCTCGACGGAGTCAAACAGATGTTCCTTGGCCAGTTCAATCGACGGAGCGCTCATAGGTCTTCATCAGCGGCCATGTCCCGCAGGTAGTTATGTGTCAACTGCACCGCCAGCGGCGAGCCCACGTCGGCCAGCTCCAGCTCACGCTTGCGCAGCCGGTGGGCCGTCTCAGCCTTTGCCTTGAGATACACTTGCCGCAAGGCAGACCGCTTGTCGGTCAGCGCCAGGCGCAGCTTGTCCTCATCATAGCCGATGAGCGCGGCAATCTCGGTGATCGGCGTGAGGTCGCCGGCCAGTTCCATGATACGCTCTACCGTCGGTCCGTCAAAGACTTGACGGCTCGAATCCGGTCTTTCGTAGGTGATTGAATCCATCATTCAGCTGGTTATAGATATTTGAGTCACTCAGGATCACGCCACACTCCGCACGGCCGCCCACTGTCTGGTTCTGGCTCGTCACGATGGCCACGCGGTGGGCAGTGTTGCACATCAGCACCACCTTCGAGTGGTTCTGGCACAGTACCACTTCATCGCACACGCCCCGCATCATCGGCAGCAGCTCCATCGTCTTCTTGGTGGCCTTCAGATCCAGGAACAAGGAGCAAGTCTGCACCAGCGACGCCTTCTTGAGACGGTGCAGCCGCCTGAGGAAGGCTTCGCTGGTCGAGAACGTGGAGATAGTCAACTGCGAGGGGCCCGCTTGCTGCAAGACCTGTTCGATCACATCTGCCAGGTTGGTGCGGCTGTCAAAATAGACCTGGCAGGGAGATGTTGACAGCGGCGCCAGCGAGAACGCCACCTCACTCATCAGCTTCCACCTCAAGCTCGATACCCAACTGGGTGAGGTCGGCGCTGACTTTGGCACCCAGCGTGCCACCGGCAGCGCGGAGCTCGGCCACGGCAGCAAGGACCTTGCCCTTCGCCTCTTCGCACTTGGCGCCGTCGCCCTCGCCGTAGGCCTTGACGAGCGCACCTTTCCACTTCGAGATAGACTTGCGGGCAGCATTGATTCTCGCTTTATCCCGCTCCGGGGCTTGGTCATCGGCAGTGTTGTCTGCCACGACAGGGGCAGGCTCCTGACCGAGGACGAAGCCGTCATACCTCGCCAGGTTCTCGCGATACTTTCGGTCTGCCTCATCCAGCAGCTTCAAGAACTCGTAGCGGTCACACGGGGGAGCTGCCTCCATCTCCTTGAGGCGGTGATGCAGGTCACGCACCTTGTGGTAGTTCTCGATGTTGTCGTCCCACAGGGCCTGGATCTCGGCGGGGAGCTGGTCATGATCGGGGCGGCGGCCACGGGCCACAGTGCCCTCGGGCAGCTCGGCATCGGTCGAGATGACAGGCACCTCGTGCAGCGTCTCCTCGACACGCGGCATCACCTCGCGGTCCATCCTGGCCACGTCGGCTACAGTGAGGCCATCTAGGCGGATCTTCAGGTGCTTGCGCAGCTCATAATCCAGCTTATCGACAAAGCGCTCAGGACGGCGCACAATGTTGTTATAGAGCGTGCGGTTACGGTTCAGTTTCAGCAGCATCGTCGCGCCTTCGTCGATGTCACGATCTTGGGCTGGTGTGGCCAGCCAGTCTTGGATATTTTTAGTCAGTTTTTCATCCATGGTTATTTTTTATTTAAAAAAGCGGATCCTCGCCACCGAGGACGGGACCCGCTCACGATTATGAGAAACTTTGATATAAAATCACCCTCCAGTAATGGGACTGCCATCCTCACCGCTGTAGTCGCCATCCTCGGCCTCGATCTTGCCCAGGTAGTAGGGGCTGGGCATCTCATCGGTCACAGCCACATTGATGGTGGTACCAGCCTGGTCGGTCTCCGAAGAGCCGGACTCCTGGGCGGGAGTGACATTGGTCTCGAAGGACTCGTTACCAAGGCAGCGATACTGGCCATCACGCTGGGGCCACAAGAACACCAGGTCATCGGCGTTAGCCTGGCGGCAGAAACCAACAGCGTCGGCGTTCAGACCGGGATAGCGGAAACTAGCCTGGTTGTTGAACGTCTTGCTGGGCTTCTCGCCCTGGCTCTCACTCGACACGCTCGACTGAGGCGTCACAAGGTCAATCTTGCGCCACTTCTTGTCGGCAGCGAGCACGAAGTCGCCGGTCAGCTGGCCGAGCTTCTTCATCGTCGCACCGGTGTCGGCGACCTTGGTGCGGGTGGGCCACGTCACGATGTCGCTCTTGGGGATGTAGTACACGTGGGGACGCAGACCGGGCAGAACGGTCGTGCCCTTGCAATGCTTCAGGCTGTCATAGAGAGCCTCATTGGCACATTCATTGTTGTTAGGCATAGTATTATCCTTTCTTTTTAAGCGGTTCAACAATTAGCTGCCGGTGTAGAGCACACCCACCATCAGGTTCTCGGGAGCGATGGACTCAAACTGTACACCAAAGAACATCGTAGCGATGTACTGGAGCACGAAGGCCTCGTGCTTCTCGATGGTGATATCCTCTTCCTCGCCTTCCAGGTTGCAGCCCACGAGCATGTTGCTGGCGGGAGAGATGTAGACGTAGGGAGAGTTGGCCATGTTGTACAGGGGCACGAAATTCACCTGCTCAAAGCCCTCGACAACGGCCTTGCGGAACTCAGTGTTGTAAGGCAGGGCACCGTTGCTGGCCTGGTAGTCCTTCAGGTAGGCACGGTAGATGGCCGGGGCGCAATACAGGTTCACCTTGCGTGCACCTGACACGAGCAGCTCGCTTGCAGCCTCACACAGAGCGGTGATCTGGTCAACGGCGTTGCTGGCACTGATAGCGGCCGTGAAGTTGAAGCGGTTGCCAATCGTCGTGCTGATGGTCGGCGTGGTAGCACCAATCTCGGCGGCGGCGATGGTGTCGAAGCCGTTGAACAGGTCGGCGCTGGTGGTGCCGTTGTCATTGCGCACAGCGTTGAAGATGTGTGACTGCAGGTTGTGTCCCAACTTGGCAGACAGGAAGGCCAGCACACGGCGGGCAATCTCGACGTTGGTCAACTGCTCGCCCTTGGTGATCGCGCTGTCATAGATGCTCTTGACAACACTGTTGGGGCTGAACTTCTTCACAACGCTACCCAGGAAGGTCTCCAAGGTGCGGCCCTTGATGGTGATGTCGGCGTTGTCGATACGGGTCTCGCTGTAGGGGCCCAGGTCGATGTTGCCGCTCAACTCGCCCACGGTCTCCTTGTAGCGGATGCCCGTGCGCACGGTCATATACTGTGTGGTCTCACGCATGGCATGCATGGGGACCTGGATAAGTTCACGACGGAACTTGTGGGCGCTCTGCGCCAATTCAGTGGGGGTGATAACTGCTCTACCCATGGTTAGATGATGTCTTTGATGGAGTCGTACAATTCTTTGCTCGTAGTGGCGGCAGGAGCGTCCTCGCCAGTCGTCTCATCGACCTTGGTGGTCTCTTCACCGGGAGCCTTCTGCAAGTTGGCAACCTGCTCACGAAGCTCGGCGATGGTAGTGTCACGCTCGGCGATGGCCTGCTGGTCAGCGTCGTGCTGTGCGTTCAGTTCATTGAGTTTGGCGTCCAGCTTGCCCAGCTGCTCATCCGTCAGCTGGCAGGTGCCGCCCTCCTCGCATTCAAACTTGTCCATGGAAAGCACCATGGCAAGCGCAAGAAATGAAATCAACTTCTTCATGCTCGGTTCAGTATTATGGTTTGTTACTTCTGTTGCGCGGGAATCCAGTTTCGAGCTCAAGCCACGCACGGCATCCAGCACTTCATGCAGGATGCGGCTGCTGAGGCTCTCGTTCTGGATCTCAAGGCCCGCAAGCGGAAGGCCGACGGCGTTGAACTTCTTCGCCATCGCCTTCGTCACTTCGGGAGCGTCCTCTTCGGGCTGGTCCACGATTTCGTCCACGAAACCCCATTCCAGGGCTTCCTGTGCCGTGAGCCACTTGCTCTCATCAAGCAGCGCCATCAGTTCCTCCTCGGTGTGGTTCTTGCACCGGGCGGCATACATGGCAGCGAGCACGCGGTCAATCTTGTCGTTCTCATCGTGAAGTTTCTGCAGGTCGGCGATGATCGACTCAATGTCTTTTGCATTGACCTGTTTCCAGATATCTACGAAGTTTGAACAGCGGTGTACAAGGAAGAAAGCGTACTTGCCCATTTTGACGGTCTTTGCGCCCATGGCGATGACCGTAGCAGCACTGGCCACGAATCCGCTCAGGTAGCACGTCACGTCGCCGTGATCGAGCAGCTGCTGGCGGATGTCAAGGCCGTCATCCAGGCTACCGCCCAGCGACGAGATCTTCATGTCCACATGCTTGCCCTTATAGGACTCCAGCTTACGGCGGATGGAAGCCTTGTCGGTATCCAGCCACCATTCGCCTATGTAGTCGTCTATGATGATCTGATAATTCATAATAATCGCTTTTGATGCAAAGTTAGCGACTCGCGACGCAGGGCGAAAAGACGCAAAAACGCCCGCAACAGCGCCTCACGGCGACATTGCGGGCCAAACATTAATCAATTATTATGGATGATCAATTCGCACTATCGATAATCTGTAGCAGTCCCAACGGCGTCGTCCACGTCACTGTGACGGTCTTGCCGCTGCGATCCGTCACCCTGTCAGGATAGGCATCGGCCACCGTCACCACGGGCCACGGCTGCTCATCCAGTCCGATGAGGTATTGGCGGCCGTCCACCGTCGTCACGCGCCAGCACAGCCGGCGATTGTCCACATGGAAGTCCTCGGTTGTGTGTGCAGTCAGCCTCACGGTAGTGAGCCGGGAGCCGTCCTCAACGGCCTCGCTCACCTCCACTTGGGCCAGTCCATCCAGGAACAGGGCATGGAACGGGCGATAATACTGGAGCGCCACCCGGTGATCATCGAGCAGCACCAGGTTACGCATGTGGCGTGGAGAAAGAATCCATTCCACCTTGACGATATTATTCAGCAGTTGTGCCATCTTGTTCTATCTTGTTGCATTTGTTTAGTTCTGTGTAGCGTTGTGCGCACTTGTGCAGGTTTGTGCAAGGTTGTGCGCATTTTCGGATTTCAGGCCTCCTTGTCCGATTTTCGGCGCTCATAATTTTGCAGGTTGATACCCCGCTTTGTGTAGGCCTCGCGGATGCGGTAATACCGCTGCCGCACCGTCTCCACACGGTCGAGCCCGATGCCGTGCATCTCACACCAGGCAGCAATGCGGGTGTTCACCCCGATATGGGCATTCTCCAGCTTGGACAGGTCGGCCCACAGGTTCTGCGTGAACAGATCCTTGATGGCCTCACGCACCGCATCCTGGCCCTTCGGCCCCAGGTAGTGCCACTTCTCGGGAGGCTTCGCCTTCGACTCCGGGATGACGATCGCCGTGTAACCTTCGCCACCGGTCTGCGGCTTTGCCCCTTCTGGCACCTGCTGGATGAAGGCACGGATAACAGCGTTCTCGTTCGACTGCGACGGGAACTTCACCGGGTCACCCAGCGAGTGCGTCAGCCACTCCGCCAGGTACTTCTCGAGCTTGATATAGATAACAATCTGTGCCATAGGAGATAGACCACAAAGTTACAATAAATCGTTGGTTTCAACAATATATCGTTGGAAAAATTAAATCCAAAATAGTGGGCACATTTTCGCGACTACAACGCCTACATTCAACTACAAATATTTAAAGCACTGAAAGAGACATAGTTATATTTTTCGGGGCTTCGCCCCACCCTGCCTACAAATGTAGAAATAGTAGATATTTGTAGGCAATATCATAAAAATGTAGCAAAATGTAGGCGCTTGTAGCGGTTTGTAGGCACAGCGGAAAAAAGCTAAATCGCTGATGTAGCGCATTGTAGCCCTTGTAGGCGCTGTAGAATTAAAAACCTGCTCATTTTTTTGAGAAAAAACACCTCCTCGCGGCGCAAAAATGGCGGCCGCCCCACTCCAGGGCGACCGCCACGATGTCTACATTATGTCAAATACACGAACTACCTGCGAGGATTCTGCGTCAGTCGTTGGTAACGCCTGTACTGCTTATCCAGGCCACGTTCACCATCCATGACCACATACGCCTCAATGCCTTCGTCGATGGCTTGCTGCAGGCGGGCGATGGCATCGGTCTGTTCCTGGACCGAAGCAGCCACAACTGAGAGGCCTTGGTCCCCATGGGCGACCAGCTGCTGCTGAGCCGCCACCGTCTGTCCGAGGATGCGCCCTTGGCCGATGGCACGGCTCACGTCCTCAGCCGACAGGGAGCCGACAGTGTTGTTGCGCTGAGCTTCGTCGATCATCCTGAGCACCGGTGTCAAGTTAGGATTGGCCACCGCCTCATGGTTGGCCACAAACTCGTTGGCATGGACCACGCCCACCTCGCGGCGGTTATCTCTGTCCCTCCTT